ATGATTTCTGCTGTTGGATTTTCATATAAAATCTGATTACTCTGATAAATTCTCAACTCTATGTCAATATCAGCCGGTTTAATTTTATACTCCAAACAAAAAAGAGCCGCATATATTTCAAGCTGCTCCATGTGTGCTGGAATGACACCTGTTTTTAAATCGTGAATACGAAGCATCCGATTTCGAAACACGATTGCATCGGTTGTACCAAAGCAATTCTCCGAATAGAACAGGGGCTGCTCTGGAATCATTTTAAAACCAATGGCATCATTCACATACATATTTAATGTTTTCTGTGATTTTGGAAGTTTTTGACCAAGAGTAATACATCTCGCTGCAAAATCGTGAAGTTCAGTTCCTTTTTGAGTTGCCAAAAATTTCGAATATGACTCGGCAACTTTGGATTCATCATAATTGATCCAATGATATTTACTCGCACCAAGAAAGGCGTGTTGCCCTTCAAGAGCGGAATGCTTGTTGAAGATCATATAACACTTCCTCCTTATTCTCCGGACAAATAAATCTTGAAAATGACATCTCATTCATTCGTCCAACATAATATTCTTGATTTGGTTGTTTCTTGGCGCGTACACTTTTTTTACATTCTAAGGTGGCCCATTTATCGTTATAAAGAATTAACAAATCAGGAATACCCTGAATATGACTGGCATCGAGTTTTGTAACTATGCAGCCTTTGAACATTCTTTTTAACTCTTGAATCAATTTGTTTTGAAATTCACTTTCAAGCATAGATGAGCCTCCTTTCTCCAAAATAAAAGAGAGAATGGCTGTTTTAACCCTCTCTCTTCATAACAGTCTATGTTTTTTTCGCGCGCAAAAAAATACCAAGTGAAAATAAAAAAAGACAGGGACTCGTCAAGGAATCTCTGTCTCACTTAACCAATATTCAATTTTAACTATTATTTCTGAGATACCGTATCAATATCCAGATTAACCATAATCCACCGGTACATAACGTGAGTATTACATCCAATATCAATCCGGCTGTACTCCGCTTCTTTTTTCCGCTTTTACTCATTTGGCATATCCTCCCCTATTATTTTTTCTTTGTTATTTCTTTTAAAGATTTTTGTCACGCTCTGTTTTGTCCTTTTCGCAACAACCGAAAGATTTTCTCTAGTACGTTCTTTAGATTCTTTTTTGTTGCGTTGCAGTTCGTCAAATATTTTTTGACTTTCAATAATAACTTCATCTGGTATGTATCTTAAACATACTGTCGAGCCGATTTTAACGACGGTTCCTTGTTTAGGGTTCGAACCTATAACCTGAGAATCAAAACAGTCCTTATATCGTGGATTTGCTTCCTTTATGGTTAGTTTGCTTGTAGAACTTTTTAGTCCACAATCCTCTAACATCCTCACTGCTTGTTCCAGATCTATTGGAAATCCTTTATGATATAATTCTGGTATCTTAATCTTTTCTTCTGTTTTTTCAGAAGATTTATTCTTTGCATTATTGATAGCATTTGCCACCAAAGGTGTTGCCGCGGTTGCCAAACCAGCAAGTGCACTTATGACACCGATAACATCTGTTGAACCTTTATTATTTTTATTCGTATTATTCGTTCCCAATGTATATCCCTCTCAATCAAGTAATATATGGGCAATAAAAAAGTGCGCCTCCAACAGAAGACGCACCGAAAAAATGCATCTCCCATTGTTGCCACACAATCTCGCTCTGTTTAAGGGTATGAGTAAAGAGAGAATACACTTTTTACCAAAATGAATTCCCTTAAACGAATTTGCGATATTTGATTGTGTGGCACTTATACTATACCATAAACCGTTGATAAAGAAAAGATTTTTTTTATTAGCTCTTGACATTTTCTTCAACCTGTGATATGAGCCTGTTTTCTGAGATCGTCATAAACCATTCTCATCCCATCTTCAAAGTACACCACTATACTCATATACCCAAACGGACGAAAATATACGGATGACCGCGACAACCTCGGATAAATTGACTTGAAATTTTCATATAAGCTCTCCCAACTAATCTTGCTCATGATTTCCTCCATTTTTTACTCGTGGCCAAAAACCCACTTTTTTTTCGCTATTACTATATATATTTAAACTTTCTATCATAATAGTTTAAGAAAAAAAGTGGGAAAGTGGGCTTTGAGCCCGCAAACCCGCATAAATACTGGGTTTTTACTGACCAAATCGGGGTTTTAAAAGTGGGCACAAAGTGGGCAAATGACCACAAATTTGACCAAAATCGTCCGAATCCTTCCCCAAAATTCCCCTCATTTTCCAAAAAGCCCAAATAAAAGTGACCAAAGCCCGTTTTTCAAAACTCAAAAGTGGGCGTAATTTTCACCCACCTTCAAGCTTTGTACAGACGTTTTTAATAGTTTCTCCTCTGGTAAGGTAAATGTTTCCGAGCAATCGGACGGTAAGAATATTGTTTAATGAAAGATTCTCTTCGGAATTTTTTCAAAGACATCCCATATCGAGCCGGAGAGCTTAGACTCTTTTTCTTCTCTTTCTCGGCGTCCGAGAATCCAAACGCTTTGTTCAGAGTGTCCGCCATCTCTTTTAACTTGGCGGCAAATTCTTCAAATGCTTTCGTAATCGTATCAATTGCTTTCTGAAAATCATTCATGTTTATATATCACCTCCAAATTCGTCCCGTTCGTTTGTCCTTGATAACGATCCGTTCCTCAATATGAAAATCTGACAACTCACAAAGAGCAAAGATAGTGTCCAATAATTTGTGAAACCGTTCGTCTTCCTGTTCCATGTTCTTCAGCGCTTCATAGGCAGTCGGGTCTGAATATCCCTCTGCATTTCTTCGACAATCATTTTTAATACCCATCTCGTCCTCCCCATCGGAAAGAGTCATCCATATAGGTTGTAGACGCACTAATTGCTTTTAATGCTATTACTCCCGCCAGACACACAATTCCGATAATAATTCCAATTACATATTTCATGCTGTTTCGCCCTCTCCTTCTACTAATTTAACACCACCGTATTCCCATAAATCTTCTTTTAACTTATCCATATCCAACTCTCCATTTTGCCAGCGTTCGTAATATTCCAGAACCAATTCAGTAAATCTCGGAATACGCTTGGCGTAGGTCTTTGTCCAATAATGATCCATTAACACTTCCAAAGGGAGAGTCAGGAGTAAAACCATAGCGGTATTTACGGCATCATCCGTGGCTTCCTGCTTAATACGCTCAAGCTCTTTTCCTACTTGTTCTCGTACCGCTATATTGAGCTGCTCTTTTGTGAGATTGTATGTGGCGGTTTTCGCTTTTTGTTCTAATTTCTGAGTACGTCTCCTCTCTGCTCGTCCCATCATCTTCTTCCCCCTCATAAATCCAATTTTCTTTTGCAAAGAACAGCGGTATCCCCATCATCAGGGAAAATAAAAAGAACGTTGCATCCCCATCACACCATGGGATTGCCAACGCTCCGCCACACATTAAAATGACTGCATATATTTTATTTTTAATTAACTCCTTTTTCCACATTGTCCTTCTCCTTTGTTGATTTGATTATATTTTCTTCAACGGCTTCCATTTTTGTCATAATTCCCGCCTCTCGGAATTTTCCGTATGCTTTCGCTGTTGCACAGTGTTCGATGCATTTCAGCACTCGGTCAATCAGCGAATAAACACATAAGTAAACAGTGATGAACATGATAAGTAGCTGAATAAAAGTAAATATCATTTTGTCGAACCTTCCTTTCCATCAATATACATAAAATATTTCATTCGCTTTTCAAATCCTTTACAAGAGAAAACTTTTCCCCCTTTTTCCCGAACATGTTTAATATGAGTGAAGGTACTGCCTCTGTCTGTTAAACAGAAAATCGTATTTTCTTTATAAAAATTCCAATAGTAAAGTCTATCCGAAGTCGAATAAGATAAAGCGTGGAATTTCTCGAAGTCGACCATTTTCATCAATTCTTGTAATTCGTATAAAGCTTCATTAAATGTCTTACACTGGACATAAATTGTTCCGCTTTCACTTTTTAGAAATTTTTCAAAACCAATTTTATACTCAGCGAATGGAACTTTAGACATCATAATCTCCTCTCTATACTTTCTTCACATGAATGTTTACAGTATCAAGAATGCATTCATCATTTTCAATACACTCTACTTCCATATTGAGACACTCGTCGGAAAGTATTTTTTTATTGAAATCTTTTCGTATTAGGCAAACTTCTTCGTTCGCACCAACAACTAAACGAATATCGTTGTACCATATGAGAGGTAATAAATCTTTGACCTTTATCGACACACTCAATCCTCCTCCAAAATCCTATAACAAGATAATTCAAATCGCGGCATAATATTTTCCGGATACATTATTCTGCTAAACTGAACACCATTCCCGTATTGTTTTTTTGAGGCGTAACACATCTGGATGGTTATGTTTATAGGTAGCATTTAATTCCTCCAACGTGTTGTAAAACACCGATTCATAATATTTAATCATCTTGCTTTTTACCAACAATAATTTCTGAATATGGTAAGCTTTCAATCCACTTGCAGAATTCTACCCATTCATCGAGTTTATGGTTCTTTCGCATCGGATAAATACCAGCCAGCACTTCATAATTCAGCATAATCGTCCGTTTCTGATTGTAACTGCTTGGAAGAAGCTGAATCATCTGCCACCAGTATTTTTTGTCTTTGGTCTCGAGAAATGCGTCACGGTTTACATTCAAATTATCAATGATAAGCATAAGAATATCCTCTGGAAAGCAAATACAAACATCACTGTCTGCGCACATTTGTACTTCCGAATATCCCTTATTATCATCACTCCTATGTCTAATCAAATACTCATGTGAGAAATCTTCCAGCGTAAATTTCTTCTCCGAAATTTTGTGCATCGTGGAACGGGAGTTAGCAACAGTTCCCACTTTATAGGTATCGAACTCCTTCCACCAATACAAAGGAGCTGTGATGTCCATATAGACGGTAATCATTCGGCGATACTTTGCGTGAGTCGGACCACCAGCTGCCAATCGCATCATCAGTTCATGATCCGCTTTTCCAAGCTGCCACGACTGATCATATGTATGTTCGCAATCATAAGCGGCACAATTTCTACACCCAATACCATCGTCTCCACCTTTACATATACCGCTATCAGATTTCTCCCAACTATTCATCGGATTTCGCATTCCCCTGATGACATGTTCCCATCCCATAATTTCTACATTTTCGATTTTAATCATTAGATTTTTTCTCCTTTACTTCTTTTTGAATGATATAAGCAATACCCTCTAAAGAAGGCATCTTTTTTCCGCAACACTTTGCTGCCGACGGAGCGAGAAATTTATCGGCTTCCCAGCTCCAAGTTTCATAATAGTTGGGTCTTAACCCTGCCATTTTATATACGTCTCCACATCGAAATGTAACTCTAATATGACCACATATATCGATAGTAGCTCGACGCTTATCAATGCTCATGCTATCCTTAAGATCCACCAGATAGTTCATCAATTCATTCATCGCTCTGAACATATCTTCATAGTTGTCTCTGTAAATTATAATTAGTATGTCATTATTCATTTTCGCATTTTCTCCATTTCTGAGAGTATCTCGTTCTCTTCGTCACAGAAGACGATTTCAGACGGATCGACTCGCCTGACTCCATCTGAAAACTCTACAATGCCAAACATCTTACTAAATACTCCTGCTGGAGCCCCACCCATAAGAGGACTAGCTTCCAAAGGTTTTGAGTAATGTTCCCATGCGTGGAAATATCCAAATTTTTCGCCGACTTGACAAAGTCTGGATTTTAACTCTATTTGCACACTAAGTCCTATCACTACATTTTCCTCCCTATAATTCTTCAAAAGAGTCGCATTTAGTAAGGTCTAAATTTGTGATATCTTTTCCGTAAAATTCTGAGTCCCCACAGCAACAGTAATAATGTTTAATAAAAGGGTTCTCCGAATCGACTTCTATTAAATCGTTTGGAAGTGGAAAACTATATTTATCACCACAATACTGGCAATCACAACAAAGTATATTTTTCATAAATTTCTCCTTTCTCGCTCCAACTTCACATCAATGGCTTTCTGCAAATCTTCCGGCTTAATATCAAAAATGGACTCCAGGAAGTTTAGACAAATATACGCATCTGCCATCTCTTCCAAGAGTCCTATTCTGTCCCCATACCCTCGAACTTGCTTACTAATCTGTTGCTGAAGCTCTGCAAATTCCTCCATTGCTACCATACATTTCGTCTTCCAAGAATACTTTTGAAGACTCTTTCGAATGATTCGTCTCCTTTCTTTTTCAGAAAGTTGAATATCACCTTTTAGTCCTTGAATAAATCTACTTCGATTCATTTTCTTTATCGTCCTCCACAACATCACATCTCTGACAATCATTATTTGATGCTCCAAAATATTCGCGGCAATGTTTTCTCATGTTGTATTCTACCTCCGTTATTTCAACAAATTTATTGTTTTCTTCTTTGAAGAATCGGTTAATTTCTACCTTGTATCCTTCCGGTACAATCGCATACAGAATTCCGACTGTATCATAATCTCCATTTTTAGAATCGACGAGGAAATCTTCACAATACACTTTGAAAGGCTTACTTTCAGGGAAATATGGCATGGTAATCGGGAATTTTTCCTCCATCACACGATCAATTAAACCGCTATGATACGAAGCATTTGGGTTATCCAAATTGATACCGCAGAACCGGTCTACATCTCGATATTTTACCGTCCCATCAGCATACACATACTTAAATAATGAGCTCATGCGCTTACACTGATAATTGACAACTTCTCCTCGATGACCACTTCGATCTCTAGCATCGCTCCAGACATCTTCCGTATCTACAATAGGGGTGAGCGGTTTTCCTTCAATCATGCGAACCAAAATATACTTTGTCATACCGATACTAAATCCAGAATGACCGTCTTCCAGAAGGCTTCGATATGCTTTTAAGGCACTTTCGAAGCAAGCACAACCATAATCCTGTTCTTCCTCTTTTGTTCCGGATGCTTTTCTCTCATGTTCACAGGCGATTCGAACTTCATTCTCTACCCATAATTCCATATTCGATTTTTCTCGGCAGGAACTGATAAGACGATTACGATCATCAATATATTCGTTGGCGAATATCTTTCTCGTATCAGAGCCAAAGCTATCGATGATTTCAGGAAGGTTCTCATTGACTGCATTGAAAATCAAACCATAATTGTAGCACCAATTGATTGCTTTCCGAAGCATATCACCAACACGACAGGTCCAAAGAATTAGTTTGTCCCCTTCTGCCTGTCTTTTTCTAAGATAGTAAATCATATCTTCATTTGCCTCACCAATCTCTGGCCACTTGTTTTCACATAAAGTTCCATCAAAATCTACTGCGATAATTTTAGAATTCATATCATTTTCTCCTTCTTACTCTTCTGAATTTATCTACGCTCTTTATCACACCGGTATTCTTATTGATAATGCGATAATAAAAATCTGTTTCCTCCACCAGCATCCAATCTTTACAATTAAGATAATGAGCAGACAGACATTCTTTCTGTTCACGGGTTAATTTCTTCTGTTGTTTCATCTTCCTCTCCTTCAAAAAGACATAAAAATAGCCCGAATTCACTAATTAAAAAGAATCCGAGCCAAAATATGTCTAATTCTGTAGTTCATTTTTTTCTTTGATCTCATCCAACTTTGTTTTCATTTTTTCCAGAATATCTTCAATGGTCTTTCTAGTCTTTGGATGCAGCTTCATATACTTACAATGCTCATCGTACCAGCCGAATATCTCATCCAGCTTTCCTTTTTGCCAACTAAATGCCCACCAATCACAAATCATCTCGATGATATAATTGTATGGCATCTCCAAAATAATTTCTCCCTCTTTCGGATCATCATTTATCAAAATCCAATATTGCCAGTGATGAGGGTTTCTATGCAGATGTAACAACCAAGCTTTTTGATAATTTTGCATAACCGCATAAGAACGATTTCCTCCATAAAAATACGCATCGTAAGCCTCATATTCATCCTGTTCATCTTTGGATTTATCATGTGCAAATTCAATTTGCCATCCATAATCGAATCCATCGACTAGAAGTTCTGGAAGATTTTCAGCAATCCAGTCAAATCCTCTTTTTACATTAGAACGATGCTGAGTTAAATATTGATCGTACTGAAAGCTCACTTGTCCGCTCCTTTCTTCTGAATGGTAAGTTTTCGATAAAGCTCGTATGCTTCCTTTCCTTGATAGGCATTGATGACATCCACTCGCCCGTTTTTCTGACTACCAACAATTAAAACACCAACATCTTTTCCACGAGAAAAATCCCAACTTACAATAACACTATCTGTCGATTTCATTTTTTCTTTTCCTCCCACATAATAGGTTTACGGGAATTCAGATTACAACCGTGTTCTAAGCATCTATTACAAGGATCGAATTTTTCCTCCAATTCCTTGTGCTGACACGTCTTGCAATATTTTTCAAAATTAACTTCTAAATACTCTTCGTTCATAGTTTTAATAAATCCTTTCTTCACAATCTACATTGAACACATGCCTTCCATCGTAGAAAATATCAATATCTGAGGAATAGTAACCATTCTGATCCGAATAGCAAGGGATAAAGAACATCGGTGTTCCTTTGCTTCCAAATCTAAAGCCATTTTCTGGAACCACTTCGAATATCAAGTCATTTTCAAACTCGTATTCTAATGCCAAATCTTCGAGCTGCTCAAAATCTGCATAATTTGTTTCACAACAATCCTGTTCGTGGTCAAATGTGATTCTTGAACCATTATCAAAAAGGATATAATTCGTATTTACTTCCTTGATTTTCATAACATCGCTCCTTCTAAAAATAGTATCTAAGCCATACTGCATAAAGTTTTTGTTGAGAACTACAACCTTCTAGCAATTTCCAAAATTCTGTCAATGATAAAGCTTTTATCTTTATAGACAACATCCATAAAAATACTCGAATACCTACTATTAACTCTTTTAAATACTCTTCGTTCATAATAAACCGCCCATTTGATATAAAAAAAGAAAGAGCCTGCGATTTTTCAACCACAGGTCCTTTCTGACATAATTGCTTCTTGGTTACGCTTCGATATCCCTCTGAGTGTCCTCAATCAACCCATCGAGTTTGGATTTGACTTTTTCGTATTCCCCTTCCTCCAGCAACTCTCTGAGTTCGATAAGAACCCTCAAAAGTTTTCTACTAAACGCAACAAATTCTTTCATATTGTCTTCCATTTACCTGCCTCCTTTAGCAAGCCCTTTCTTT